AGGGTAACGAAATTCGTTACCCTTCCCGGTAGTATGCCCGGTTTACTTTCACATTAAACTATCTTATCATCGGACAAGCCATTATTGGCGAGCCATTCTTTATAGGCCCCGAAAATAGGATCGGTGGTATCTAGCTTTAAAACGCTAGTTACGTTGTGGGAGAACACTGGTTTGCCGGCGTATAAGAGGTTATCCTCGAAATACGACGGATTACTATTGGGTTCTAGGTTAACTATCGAGCCAATAAACTTAAAAAGTTTAGTGGTCGTAGGCCTTCAAACCACATCAGTGGTTGAGATGATACCTAGTTCTTTAAAAGTAATATTCTGATCTGTCCTTTGAAGCTCGTTAAAGATTTTCTCTAATGAGTCAAGGGTCTCGCTCCGGTATAGATCTTGGACAGCGTTCCAACTTCTGGCCAGGATTAATTTAGATGTGAGCAAACCGATAGGATCTTGCTCCCTCCAAATTTCTCCTGGTTCCATAAGTAAAAGAAGCTGTGCCGAGGAATCTAGCCAAGACATCGAGTCTACCATATTATTTAGTTTTTCTTGTATGCTTGCATACAATAAAACGATACTATAGTAAAGAAAAGATACTTTAAAAGCTCTATGGCCGAAAGTCTTTATACAGCTTAGTAAAACATCACTGTATATAAGTTCTTCATAATCCTTTTCTAGAGATTTCTTTAAAAGGTTTAGGCCAGAATTAGGGTATAACATCGTAAGTATGTAAAAAGTTTTAACATACTTTGTCTCCAACAAGTTATTACACTTAGTTGATCTAAGTATCTTCCTGATAGGAATGTTATTATTAAATTCTCTTTCATTAAGATGGTAGCAAAGCTGAGGTAAATCCAATGGATTCTTAACCACTGCTCTACAGATGTTAGCGGATATCCGACTAACATCTCTACCGTAATTTAGGTTTCGTGATACAAATTCTCCACAGGAGTTTCCTTCTGTAGAAGACTTGGTCTTAGCTTGGTTTATATCCATACCACACTTTTTAGTGTATAACGTATGAATATGTCCCTCAGGATCTCAACATCAAAGATCATCGCCTACTTTATTCAGCAAATCCTTTGATAATGAATCGATATTGTAAAACTTCTTATATGCCCATTCTAATAAGAACAGATCAGTAATGGTCGCAATATCGAATGAGCCATTTGTGCCCATACCCTGACCAGATCCATAACGGATCTTTCGAGCGTAAGACTTTGTATCCCAGCTACATTTTACGACTAAGTCGTATCATGCAGACGCTATTTCTTGTCCATACCGATTTGACATAAAGTCAAATTGTAATATGGCGGGGAATGAGTCCGTCCAGCTTGAGATATCATAACTCATAACACCAGGTCTTATAAAGTTTTTAAGATTTATAAAACCTTGTGCATGATTACGTGAATACGAAACTTGAGAAAACCGTTTAGATGTGTAACGTTGTACATCTCTCATAATAGGTTCTAGTAATACCTGCGTATAGTAATCGCTTATAGCGACTGCTCTGCATTTATTACCTTTATCTCTAACGGCTGCGATATATCGTAACCGTTTTCGATCGACCCTATTTATCGAGGATGCTATACGTGCCATGTAATCATAAAGATCGTTATTACCTGTTAATGAACATAGAGCCTTAAAGGCCTCGTGGTGTTCTGAGTTAATAAGCACGTATGCCTCTAGGTCAGCGGTTTGCCATTTAGGCTTACCGTTCGGACCATTAGAGGTCACACGTGTACTTGGTTCACATATGAGTGGGTCGGTATTATATTCGACATTATGTCAAAGATAATCCTTGAACTCGTTTCTAAAATCCTCATCGATTAAGAATACTTTCTCGATTGAAGAGAACTCTATGTTACCGTTTCCGTCACATAGTCGATTTAAGTACAGTATTGATCGTATAGTACGGTCGGCTATAGCATTTCTGCTATATTTGACCAATCTATACAAAGGTAGCAGTAAGCTTAAAGCTGATGGCCACCTTTCGAACTTGCTTACAGCACGAAATTTTAAAGGGTCGGGATTTCTCCCTTCCATTAAAGCGATGCAATAGTTCCTAATTTTGTTGTATTCAGTAGTGCCACAAGACACACCATGGTTTTTAATCATGTTATCGTGAAATGTGACGACTTGATCTATTGCTGGTCTTATCTCAAATTCAATTGAATTAGATGATAAGTATTCATCCAGTAATAAGATGAATGTGATAGGTGCCTGGAAGATGAGCCCACCTCCGCTTACGGCCCTCTTAGTTAAAGTGTTATATTTCTTGGATTTCCTTTGTTGTACCTTTCGGTACTTAGGGATATCTTGGTTAATAAAAACCTTATTATCTCTGGTGTTACTGTTTTTATAAAGTACATTAGTGCCGCTTGTATAGGGCATGTAAGAATAATTTGTTTTTAACGCGTAAAGCCTTTTGGTTTTATAAGTTATATAATATTTATTGATTGTTAAGTCCATAAGATTAATATGAAATTTGTTAAGCGCCTCATAGGCGCCGCACATAACTAATTGGGATCCCCCTAAGTGAGAGGTTCGTCACACAGATTAGCTGTATACTACCACAAATACAGGGAGAATACTCCCTG